GGATAAAATGTGATTAACAAATAAATCAGGAGGGAAAAAGGAGAAATGTTATATAAAGTATATGCACTAAATGTAAAAAAGGTAAATCCTGTAATGAGAGCAACTAATGTCTCTATATGTAAAGCAATCGATGATAATATAGAACATTATATAGATTCATTTGCTAATGGGGATGATATGCAATTTACTATGTTATACGATCATCTGTATAATTATTTTAAGAGAAAATTTGAAGTAAACAAGTGTATCTTTGCAGGTGATTATATGATTATAGAGTCAGACAATATACCAATCAGACCAAACATATGTAACTGGGAGGTATTATGACCTTGTATAATAAAAAGACTACCAGAACAATAGTCTGGTAGTCTCATATCTACACTCTTGAAGTATAGATTGAACCATTGTAAAGCAAATCAATTCTGCTTACACCGTTCACAGGCTTTTGAAAATTAGCTCCATCCGCTTGCAGAATTACTTTTGCATATATTTTGTTATCAACTAATGACACAACGCAAGGATATACACCTATTGGGTAAGGATTTGCATCCATCAGTCGACACTGCATCATGCAACAGTTCTGTCCTGCATCTTCGCCAAGATCAAGAGAATCATTTAATACACCGATTAAATACTGATTTGAACCGTTGATATTTATGTTTTCTGTCAAATTACAATGAATGCCATCGCCTGCGTTATAACCTCCAGCTATTGCAGTTGAGCAACCATCATTAGTAGCAAATTGATAAACGTTAAAAGGATTATGAGAAAATTTACTGACAATCCCTGCGGCAGTTGGTACAGTTCTTTTATATGCGTTTCCCTGATAGAAACCAGTTTTAAAAGCATTTACGATTGCATCTGCAAGTTCTAAGCAACCATTTTCGTTTGGATGAACGTTATCGCTCTGAAAATTTCCGTTGTTTTTCATAACAAAATCTACACCATTAAGAAAAACAGCTTTGTGCTTTACACACTTTTTGTAGATGTTTTTTGTTATGAACATTTTTTCGTGATTTGAAAAACTATTTTTAAAATTTCCAATACATCCAACATAAATTGTAGCGTTTGGAAAACTTGCTTTTGCCCTTGTGATAAAGGTAGAAATTGCATTTTCAAGAGTTGATGCAGTGATTCCATTGTCATTACAACCCCCACAAACAATGATGCTTTTTATTGCTTCTTTATTAGTTATATCTGCAATAGCTCTGTTTAAGTAAGTCAAAAATGTGTTTGAAGTAATTCCCACAAAACCAATAGAACCTTGAGAATATTTGTGGCATGTTATTCCTGTGTAATTTTCAAATAAATCCTGCCAGCTATAACCCGTTCCAACTACTGAACTGACAGCGTATGAATCACCGATTAAAATACATTCATTTGCATGATCTGTATTTAGCATTGAGTTAATTTCATTGATTGATTTATCTACGTCATTTAATCTGTTACGAGCTTCTGAATCTTTGATGTAGATTTTTTCTGATGAGTCTTTGAATTCAAAATTCGTTATATATTTCATGCTTAATTCTCTCCTTTACTTAATGTACATTGTCATTTCACTTTCGGTATATGTGATTAATGCTTTACTATCAGCAGTATTCTGTGCATTATTTGCTAAAGTAATGGCATTATCAGCAGTATTCTTTGCATTATTTGCTAAAGTAATGGCATTATCAGCATTTTCACGTGCAGTTGTATCTGCAATTTCAAGTAAAGTTCCATTTAAATTAATATTTTTTAATAATGACATATTTTTTCTACCTTTCTATCTTTCTATAATTGACATTGTTGAGTCATCATCACTATATACATGTACATCAAAATTGGTCATTGCCGTAAATAGGTAAATCGACTCGTCCGGTTCATTGTAAAAAGCTGATAAAATTAATCTTGCATAATTTTCTTTAATCCATTGGTTTACAATAGATTCTGTCTGCTTTTCAATGCCTTTTAATACGTTGTTACTTTCTTTTGAAATTTTGATAAGCCAATCCAAATTCATGTCTTGCATGCTTGTTTGAGGGTAATAGTTAATCATGTATATTTTCTCCTTTTTAATAAACTAAAAGCAACAAATCATTTGCAAATAATCCTGTGCAATAGTCAATAAATGATTGCTTTCTCAAGCTCATTTCGCTTTCCATCATTTGCTGTGTGGTAGTCACACCGATGTTTCCATGAATACGTCCAGAATGTTCTGTGTTACCTTTTTCTGTGTTTACATCTTTTCGTCCATATGAGAATTCGTTTGTATTTGCTCCTGAAGTTGTAATTTGTGTCTGGTTTCCATATGTCATGATGTCCTGTTCACTAGGATCATACCCGGAAGAATTGAACGCGCTGACTTTCTGTTCATTTGTGTCTGTACCTGTCTGTTTTGTTGTGCTTCCCTGTCCTGCCGTTTGTTTATTGCTGTCAGTTCCTGAGAGTTGTGTTTCTCTTGTAATGTTTGGTGAGTCAGTCCAGTTTTCCTGTCGATCATAATTTTCAACTGGGTTGTATTCTAATTTTTCCAGAAGATCATACACCTTTTCTATGCTGTTTTTCCACTTTCTGCTCCATGCGGGTATTGCACTGTTTTTCATAAAATCCCAGTCCGGATATAAAGGCTCACATGATCCATAAGACAAAATTAGTGAATCAATGAAATTCTGTTTGTCTGCATTTTTTGGAAAAACCATAGCATCAAACAAGGTATCATCCCAGTTGTACAACCCTGCAATGGTCATGGTATAATTAGCCATTTTCATTCACCACCTTAACCGTGTTATAATTTTTTAATTTAATTGATAAGTTTAATGTTGGGTATAAACGATTTGCTTCATCTACACCCTGTTGCAATGTTTCCAACCAAGTGGTAAGTCTTGTCACGCTCTCCACATCATTTTTTTCCGTTTCAAGTACATTCAGTCGTTCTTTTTTGTCATTTCCTACCGAAGGGATGCCAACTTCTGTATCAAACTGATCCAAAAGTTTTTCAAACGTTTCAATCAGTTCTGGTGCAATAAAGTTGTTTTTTAAATCTTTATTAAAAGAATCCCACAATTCACTTTTTCCGGTCTTAAGATCATCAGATTTTATGCCTGCATCATAAGCAACAGCTGGTTTGCCTGCCTGTACACTATCATAGATTTTTTTCAACGTCTGTGCTCCTGCTTTGTTTTTTGCAGCCATGAGAAATGCAAGTTTTGAATTAAAAATATTCATATCAAATGCACTTGCTACTAATGCAAGTTTATAAGAGTAGTAACCAATTATGTCAAAAATTCCGCATCTGGTAGGCTTTAAATACAAAATTGCACAATCTTTCCCAATTTGCATACCGTCTTTTTCAAGTGAACCAGAATCAGCAAAAGAATGAATTTCTGCCATTGTAGGCTTACAATAAATGTTGTACCCGTATAAAGTGCAAATTTGAGCTACTAACCCATATAAATCCGTGTTAGTAATACAGATAAATCCGGCACCAAGTAAAACATACTTGAAATAGTCAATGTCAAATGTGGCATTGTACTTTATATCAAATACCGATGCCACACGTTCATAGAGCATGCGGTCAAATATGTCGGTATATCTGCTGTCGGCTTTAATTCCGGCAGGTTGCCAGTAATTTTGTATTAAATTAATTTTTTCCATGCCTTGCGGTGTCCACATTTTTTACCTCCTATTCATAATAAAAACCATTGTTTAAGAAATTGTTTACCATATCCTGATCACCAGAATAACCATTAATAGCCACAGATGCATTTCTGCATTTTATGTACCCTGATAAAGTGTTTATTTTTCTCCTATTCCCATCCGCATAACCCTCTGTTGGTGGGTATGGTACGATGGAAGAACAAGTGTAAGTATATTGAGCTGCATCTTTACTACTAAGTATTGCAGTAATGGATCCATTTGAACCAATTATAGATGAATCAGGTGTAAGTCCTCCTTTAATGCTTTCTAATCCACTTGTTGTAGCACCAATCACATTTCCAGTCGCCAACTGTAATCCTGTATTAGCTGCTCCGTTTAAAATGTTTGATGGATTATTAGTAGCAAATCCAATCTGAATTGGTACTGATAATTTAGTTTGAAAATGAGCTAAATCATTTTGCCCAGAACGCAACCAAACTTCGCACAATCCCGACACTGCATCGTAATAGTAATCTGCTGTCAATTGGTCATTAGCGGTTTTTGTAATATCAATCTGTACCACTCCAATAAAAGGAAGCTTTACAAAATACCGACTGAAATTGCTGTTCCAGTACTGAAAATGATACCTGTTATAACGTGAGTTAGTTATCCCTATATCATAAGTAAAATTAACAGATGGAGCATTGGTACCACCTATTACATTTGCATTAACTTTTGAATCCCAAAAGCCCAATTTTACGGTGTCAGCTACATGATAAAAATTTTCGATCGTAATAGGGCACCAGTCTATGCTCAAAATATACTTAAATGGGTCAAAAAACAGTTTGGTAAAAGCATCTTTTAACGCATCACCCCAACTTCCGTCTGACCACATAAATGATAAAAGATCGTCAAGTTGTTCCTGTGTCATGTAATAGAGGGTAATTCCCTCATATGAGGTTGTTCTTACAATGAAATTACCACTGTAACCATTTGGAAATAAACCAACAGGTTCAGCAATGATGGTTGCATCTTTTTTCCAACTATCGTCAGGCAAATACATTGCGTCCGGATATAAAAGACTCTGAACACTTGACCTCTCAATTACGCATGTATAATTACCAATTTCATCTTTATAAGTGGCAAGAACATCCTCCGTGCATGACACCTCAATTTGTGATGCATTAATGGATGTCACATTATTGATAAAATAATAATGATCGTTCCATTTCGCATAGTTGAAATTTAAAAAATCATTTAGATTATAATGTAAAACAAATGTAGGGGACTGAAATGTAGTCCCCTTTTTTAAATCAACGGAAACGCCAGTCCCGTTTGTAGGTCTGGCTGTACTATTTGATTTCTTTGAAAAATTATAAAATTCTACATTAATCATTTTATATAAGTTTCCTTTCTTTTAACAGCACAGCACCAACCAGATGGAATTTTAATCCAGATACAATCATCTTTTTCAATTACATCTTTACAAGTAACCACAGTTCCTTTTTTCAAACACCCATCTGCAAAAGTATGTCGCATTCCGTCAAGCGTGAGTTCATTTCGTGATTTTATGTTTCCTCCTGCTGACCATCTTACATGCAAATGATCCACCTGCACTGTGTAGGTATGACCAACTTTGTAAAAAGATTTTTTTACTTCTGGTTCATCCCACCACCGTCTTACAAGTTTTAAATCATTTCTTCGCGTAGCATTTGAAATTACGACTCCTTTACCGGGATTGCTTTTTGTATTACTTTTTTCACCTCTGGATTCAATCATTAATCCATTGCCAACGTAAACAGCGCAATGAGTGATTTTATTTGTTGAAGAACCAAAGAAAAGGCAGTCACCCGGTTCCTGCATTCCAATAGGAATGTTTTTACCTATTTTAGAAAAACCCTGTGCTGTCAATCGGGGCAACTTATAACCTGCATCATTCGATGCTACATATAAAGCTCCGGAGCAATCATATCCCCCCTCCATCATGCTTTCTCCACCCCAGACATAAGGTTTTCCTAACAATTTTTTAAAACTGTCAATCAATTCATTAGGTTTCATTTTTCCAGCCTCTCAATCAATGTATTCATTTTTTCAAGAGCAACTGTGTTATTTTTAATAACTTCACTGAGAGTGTCAACTTCATTTTTATGTTGATCATTCAGCTTATCAACTCTTGAATTTGTCTGATCGTACATGTACTTAACAAAGTATGCCATTACACAACAGGCAACGATTGGAAAAACATAGTTTCCTAAAATGGTAAGTAAAGTGTCAGTCATTGCTTATTCCCCCCCCTCTCCCATTACGTAAAGGATTCCGTTGTGTGTATAGTTATTCCAGTAGTTTTTTCTGGAATGAACATACATGTTCCAATAACCACCAGCACTGTTAAAAGGCGTTGTGTCAGCATAATCAAACTGATATTGTACACCCATTGCTCTACGATCATACAGTACTCCAAGTACATAAGGCAAATTGACTTCTGTATCTGCCTGTTTTGCATGACCAGTTGAAACGTCCAAAATTGACGGTGTAATCTGGATTGCACTTGGTTCATCGGCTGACTGCCACCAGTTCACCAGTTCTTTGTTTTCAATTGTAAGTTCTTTATCATCAAAAACCCACGGTAACACCTGAGTTGTTGAATCAATCCAGAACTCAGAAAGCATCAGCAATCGCTGATTCTCTTTGCGTGTGAATCTCATAATCGGATTGTACCCTGTAATGTTAGCGTGATACTTTGCAGATCTCTCTGTAAGTTTTTCAGAATCCAGTTTGATTCTGGCAATTACAAATGCCATGAAGTCTTTTTTGTAGGTGGTCAGCAACTGATTTCTTGTGTATTTTGTACCATTTTTTGTGTTAAATTCTGCTGTGAGGTCGACTTCTTCTCCCATGCTGGAAAGACCTGCCATATAATTTAGCATAGTTGCACGTCTCCCTGATTCACGATCTGTTTCAATATCATTCCGAAATTCAATCATTACTGCCTCGTAGAAGCGCATAAATTCTGCTTCACTTGTAAAAGCCTGTGCAATCTGATCGCGAAATCTTGTGATATGACGTTGCAAAACTTTTGTACCGTAAAATTTAAGCTCAAGTACCTTATGCTTGTTAATTTTATACATATCAACAGAATTTCCATCGTCCAACTGTGTAGGATTGAGATCTGTGTTCCAATCCTGTGAGGCTTCTGCATCCTGTGTCAGTGCTGTGATCTCACGTGTGATTGCACCCCACTGTCCGGAAGTCTGCTCAACTGCTGTCAATTTTCCAGTGTATTTTTCATTTGAAAAATAAGTGTAAGCAAACACCGTACTAAGTGCTTTTAGTGTGTTTTCTACACCAGTTCTTAAAAGTGTCTCACCTACTGACACAAAAGAACTTGTGTCTGTTGCGGTAAGATTTTCACGTCCGGTTGCCTGTTTTGCAACCGCATTAATGAGAGTATAGGCATCCTGCGGTGTAAAGTCATTTACTGCCATTTTTTATTTCCTAGTTCATAATCTCCATCATACGCTTTGCAATCTGGTCTGCTGTTTCTGGCTGACTATGTTTAGTCTGCAATCCTGTTGCCGCAAGGTTGCCAGCTTGAATAACATTTGTAAGATTTGTGATTGCGTTTAATAATGCATCATTCTGTACCTGCGGTACTGGCTGTGTCGGCTGTGTCGGCTGTGTCGGCTGTGTCGGCTGTGTCGGCTGTACTGGCTGTGTCATTTCAAGAATTTCTGATTTTGTAAAACCTGCCTGTGTCAATGCAATTACATCTTCAATTTTCATTTTTTATTTCCTTTCTGCCACGGTTTTTTAAAAAAATAGGAAAGCATTTATGGGTTACCGTCCCGTGGCTTCTGCTTCCGGCAGTTGGTTCAGCCTTGCTTTCCTATTTATGATTTTACAACTATTTAAATATTCTGTCAATAAAAAATTTGCAGTTCATATTCTGGTAACTTATTCTATTTGTTATGATGAAATTATAAATATAGCTGTGAAAAGTCCTAAGCTGATTTCTCCCGTGTTCTGTATCTTCATAATTATCTTTGCATGATCCAGAAATATGCTCACAAACATAAAGTTTTGCTTCTGATTTATGTTCATAGATTCCAAAATTTGCAATTGTGCAAATCAATTTATACTGACGCAAATCTTCTGAATTAACAGCACTTGTATCATCATAAGCAAATTCATTGTCTAATGCCATACTTGCAAATTTGCTTTTTCGGTTGATTGCCTTATAAAGTGCAGTAGTTTCTTTTTTCTCACTGATCGGTGATTTGTTAATCAGAATTATCATTATACCTGCATCCGGCAACAGTGCAAACTCTTGACCTTTCTTTTTCATTCTTTCTAAGTAAGGCAATAAACCGAAAGCATTTATAATCGGATTATCTAATGTATTGCTATTTGAGGCCAACCACCAACGGAAAGGTTTTTTTCCTTTTAATTCACGATTAGAGCTGATTGTTTCTACGGCATTAAGAAAAGCCTCTTCCTCTCCATTCATTTTTTTGGCCATTTCTTCTGGGATAAATTCATCGTAAAAACCCTCCGTAAATTCTGAACCAGAAAAACCTCTATTATTTTGCATTGTTGTTAATGCAAAAGCCTCACCACGGTATTCAGTATTTCCATCCGGTAATTCTTCCTCTAAAATGATACGATTTTTTTCACCTTTTACAGAACGAAAATAAAAACAATGACCAGAATCAATGTTCACATCAATCCAAGGATTTTTCTTTTCTGCCATGACTGATTCAAGCTGTGTAACAGTTCTACGCATATAAACTATGCTCTCATTTTTTGAAAAAACATCATTGATAAAATGATTAAAAATCCCGTAGGTTTTTCCAGTTCTTCTTGCACCAATTATAAAAATAAAATTAATCTTATTTTTATTGGCAATCCGTACAAGTTTGGGGACATCTAGCCAACCGTCATTTTGATAAATGTTCATAGAAAAATGCTCCTTTTTTAAAAGGGGGTACAATACCCCCTAATTAAGTATTTAGCAAAAATCTCCGTTTGTGTTAGACGATGAGTTTTTACTCTCATTATATTTTTTGATACAAGCCTCTTCCAACTGTGCTTTCCAATCTTTATCCAGACTGTATACTGAATTGTAGTATTTATTGTCTTTTCCCTTAGATGACGGAAAAGACAAGAACAACCCATTTTTTCCTTTAACCAATGACAAACCTTTTACGATCAGCACTTCATCTAATTTTAATTCGATAAATGCTTTTGTGTTACTGTTTGCTGATTCATACTTTCTTACTGTGATTTTTACGTTCATGTTTTTTCTCCTTTTTAAAGATAAATAATAAAGTTAAATAAAATATATACCAATCCAACAATATACCCAAACAAGGCAAGAGTTAGAAAAAGTAACTTAAGAAAATCTTTGTTTCTCATTATGCCCCCCATTTAAAATAACTTGTGAAGCCCACGTTTATTTTGTGATAAAATTGCAATCAAATGTTTATCAGGATTACCCGGTTCCGGTGGGGTAGGTCCAGGTGGGTTTCCAGTATAAATTTGATACCATTTATTTGCATACTCTTTTCTCCTATCAACATGATTTACTGTAGGATCACGACTTGGACGCTCATATGCTACCATGAATAATACTGCTAATTTGTCAGGATTCCAACCCATGCTATTTGATCTGAACTGCTCCGGTGTAATCCCGATCATGTCATATGATGCACCGGATGATAAATAAGGTGTAATAAAAGCTCTTGTCGTATACCATTGATTTCTTAAAGAAAACAATTCTCCATCCAGACACCGGCACTGAACTGTACCATTTGTATAAGGACTTAAACCAAGCTGTTGACAAGCGTCAATCAAATCACTTTTGGGTGTCCATTGGAATATTCCATATCCGCCACCACCTCCTTCTTCTACACGTCCGGGATTGATTCCTGATTCTGCGTTTGCATTTCCTGCCAATGCAGAAATTGTACTTATATTGTAACCAAGTCCAGTAAATACAGACCCAAAAATACTACCATTATTTTGTGTTTCAGCTTCTGTTAATGATCCTGATCTGCTAATCCATTCTGCCATGCTTTCTCCTTTCTAATCAAAAATAGGTATATCCATTTCAAACTTAAGTGGTAAGCCTGTTTCTTCATCATATGGAATAGTGTGATTCAATTCATATTCAGTATCACTTAATCTGATTGCACAACCATACTCTATTTTGCTTCCATCCAATTCTATTGTTTTTATTTCTGGTTCAATCAAATACTGCGTTTTCATTTTCCATTTTGGTATTTTACCCGGGTTTGCTTTTTTGAAATTCTCCCGGAAAACTTCTGAATTTCTGAAAATAAATCCTTTTTGAAAGTTTGTAATATCATCATTAAGACAATATACTCCATCTTTCGGAACTCCTGCCACTGTAATATGCAGATTGCCTTTTTCTCGATAACAATAACGTTTGCTACCGTGAGTGATAAATTCTGTGTACTCACCGTCAAAATCAGCGATTCCAAGCCTAAATTCCTCACCATTATATTTTACAAGTCCTACTTTTCTTTCTGTACTTATTCTGATTATTTCATCATTGTATGATTTTAATTTTTCCATATCCCATTCATACCCTTTTACGCTGTCTGTGTCAGAATACATCCATTTACCACAGCATGCTCCTAGCTTATACAGATTTTCCTGTGCATATGCAGTAACCCAGCATCCCCATTGAAAAGGAAGAAAGCTATTTCTACTTTTGTAAAATTTCTCAAGTAATTCCTGCTCTTTTTCCTCAGGTATTCCACTTGACCATTCTGCTGTCTGAAAATCTTCCTCACAAATTTGCTGAATGATTCTTTGTACCATCATTCCATAGATACCATTTAGTTCTCCTTTAGAAATCATGTAAAGCACGGGATCACTGTATTTCAATGTCGACTTGTTGTAATACAGACTCATTACATAGTTTATTAACCACTCTGGCAAGTAGTCTTTTTCAGCACGCATGACACTTGCAACATCAGCACTATCATAATCATATGAATCAAGAATAACTTGTAAATCAGGGTCAGTAAATGGATAAATTACCATTTCTGCATTTACAATTTTTCCATTATCCAAATTTTCAGCAAAAATACTTTTTTGTGTTCGTCCATCCGCATCAGGAAAAACACATGCTTTCGCTTTATGAAATGCCATAGGTGGCATTGGGCATTCCTTTTTCAATCTTACATTTGTTAGACGAATATATCCAGAAAAGGCATAATCTTCTTTCAATTCCAAAATATCTTTTAATGTCAAGCCATCTGTATAGACAAATTGTGTCATTGGATATTTTTTGTAGCATATGACTGAAGGATAACTGCTTGCAAAATCATAGCATTGCATTTTTTTTGTAATTAATCGATTTACAAAATAGCGGTTTGCATGAGTATATCCACCGTGGTAACAATCTAATAGCTGTTTATACTGTTTCAAAGATAGCTGCATTTGCAGAAATTTTTTCCTCCATTTTTTATCTTTTCTGCTTTCTGCTCTTGCCTTATTCCGGATAAAACCTGTATTTGTTAAGGGTATGTTTGCTACTGTATATCCTCTGTCTGCAATGTATTTACGCAAAGCCTTACATAAGGCTATAGTATCAGTGCAGACGTAAGCTATTTCTTTTGAACTCCTGCCAGAATCAGGGGTACGAAATTTTTTATAATCCCATGTTCCTACTGCTTTTGCAGTAGTACCCATGTCTTGACATAAACGTTCAAGTGATCGTTGTGTCAAAATTTGACTGTCACGAAACTCTATTCCAAAAGTAGTCCAATCCATGAAGATGTATCTATGCGTTTTTGAAGCAAGACTTCGATCAGGTTCACCCCATTTAGAAATCATGTGGTTACGCAAAAACATATAATCATAGGGAAAATTATGAATATAAAAACGAACTAGATGCTCTTTATCTGCATGTAGTACGTCAGCAATTCTATCTATTGTATTAACCAGATCATAAACATGATTCCCGTATATGCAACAATCATTTTCGATTGTGATAGTCCAATCAGTGATAAAACCAATGTCCTTTTTATTAAAAACAAAGGTCTCAGTATCTACTGTGATGATTTTTTCATAGACAGACTGAAAATGACCTGCATTGCTTTTCTTTATAAAATTTCCGTCAAATAGTCGCATATAATCATAGTTTTTAAAATATATAACTGGATAATCAGCAACTATCATTTTTACCTACTTTCCTTTATATTTTAATGCTTCTGCTTCTGATTTAAAACCTAACTCCTCAGCTATAATGGATGCATTATCCTTACTGGTTGAATATCTAAATCTATTCAACAAATACCTTACTTCGTCTAACGTCATTTTGCTATGTTCAATAAGTCTCAAAGCCTGTTTAGAAGAATAAAGTCTTGACAATGCTTCAAACTCAAGACTGTTGATAAAATCATATAATTCCTGATTGTTTTTAAATTGTACACCATATTTTTTATACATAGTTTGCACTCTTGCATTCATAACTTCATTCCAACCCTGCACTGTCGAAGTTTTTTCCTTTAAAAGCTTCTGCATTGCTGAAACTTCTGACTTGGGCAAATGCTTATAAATATTCAAATTTTCCGGTATTCGTTTTGCACCTCCAAAAAATCTATTAAGAATATCCTGATAATCTGCATAAGCTCCACCTTGTGTAAGACCTTTTCTCTCTAAACGTATCATGCGCTGATTGATACGTTTTGCTAATTTTCGTCTGAGTTGCAACAACTCAGCAGTTGTCAATGTTTTTATATTTACGTTTTGACCACTTGTTGCAAGTGGGATTTTAGATTGTCTTTTCATTTTGTTATTCCTCAATCACAAAATATAATTAATACATTGCCAACTATTTTAAGATCACGGATAAATATTTTTGTACAATCTAATGTATTATCATATAAATAATAGTATTTATTACGATATAACACTATCTTTTCTAATCCGTCACAGGACTTTATTATATCTTTCATAAATTGCAACGTTAATAATGCTTGCGGATATTCACCTAAATATGATGCAAAAGCCTTATAAAGTCCTTTTGCTTGATTGCTTGCATCATTATAACATGAGCATTCAATCTGATTATCTAAGTATGTGTTATATGCTAACATAATATCAAAAATTTTATTGCTTTCCCCAATAACTACACAATCATTCAAACTAATTTTCATTTTAAGACACCGTCCTTTCTTAATTTAATCAAAACACATTTTCCTATATAACCATCCAATAATAAAGAACCAGACATAAATTTTTTCGTCGATTTTCCTGCAAACAATTTATCAAACAAATCTTTCCTGTTTGTAAAAAGTAACATATCTGAGAGATATGTGTTGCTTATTTGTGCAAGTATAGCCTCTTTGCTACTTTCTATGATAATTGTTTTATTGTCAAAACACAGCTTACATTTTGCTGATTCATTCTTGCTGTGATTTCTTACTCTAATTACAAAGATTGATAAAGTACCATTTTTTGTGTCGTCAAATATATAATGCCCCTTATCAGATGTACGAATTACACTTAACGGGGTAACACCTGTGTTCGTATATTTTACTCGTTTCATTCTTACACCTCTAACCATAAAAACACATCACTCTTGTATACGAGATCTTGTGTTATTATGCCCTTATAATTTTTAAATAAAAGTAATGCATCTCTAACTTCAAAATTATTTAGTGCACGTTTATACAATACTCCATTAACATATAAGTCAAAATAGTTGTCCTTATAACTTTTTTCTATAATTCTTAAACATTTTTCTATGTAAGACTTGTTAATTCTGTACATATAGTTTTCCCTCCTGATTTATTTGTTAATCACATTTTATCCCAATTGAGCAAAAATGTCAAGTCTGACTATTTAACATATTGTCAGACAATTTGATAGAATACTTGCTAGCAAAACTAATGCCAATAATGACAGTTTTAGACGCTTGGGGAAAATGTTAACAAATTGTTTACAATCATGCCTTGCCTAGTTT